CGGCGGCGGTGGCTTTCATCATCTCCCGCTCCCGCTTCGCCTGTTCCTCCGCATCCTTTACGCCCTTGCGCCGGATACGCGCCTTTTCCGTTTCCGCATCCTGCGCTATCTTCACCTCCATATCGGCGGCCTGTTTGTTATACGCCACCCAGTTCTCCAAATCTCCCCGATTATACGCCTCCTGCGCGAATTGCCGGAGCAATGCCAGCCTGTCCTCGTTGGATTTCTTGCGTATCTCATACAGGGCGGCGGCAAGGGCTGCCTCATCATCTATCGTGGCACGGGCGGTTACCTCTGCACCCGTCTGCCTATCCCCTACGGCTGCGAGGGCATTATTCTCCGTAGCCTCGCGGATGCGCCTCGCGGCTTCCTCCGCGCTCTGGGCGCGTTTCTCATCGGCCTTTATCTGCTGGCTTACCTGCTGATTAAGTGCTTCGCCCTCCTTTTGCACATCGGCGAGGATTTGGTCGGCCAGTTGGTCTTGGAAGCCCGCAAGTTGCGCGGCCACCCGTTCCGCCTCCCTAACGCGTTCTTTGCCCTTTTCAGCCTCCTCTTTTTGCAGGGTGCTACGCATAGTATAAAGGCGGCGGTTTTCTTGGTAGGCAGACACGCCCGCTTCCTTTAATGCCCGCTCGCTTTCCACATACGCCGCCACTCGCTCATCATTTGTTAGATTATAAGCACGGGCAAAATCTGCGAACTCCTTTTCCGCCTCGGTAAATTGCTCCATTTCCTGTCGGCGCAGCGCAATAGCCTCCAGCCTTCGGTTTTCATTCTCGCCCCAATTCGCAGACTCCAGCGCGGAAATACTATCCTGTAAATTATTATATTTCTGCGCCTGTTTTATCAATACCTCATTAAGATTGTAGTTCTTGATATTCTGCGCGAAATCCTCCCTATCTGCCTCCTGTAACCCCACACTTGCGGCAAGTTCATCAAGGGTGGCGTTACGCACCCGCTCCCGCGTTTCAACCTCTTGGGCTTGATATTCCTTTAATTTGCCGATATAGTTATCTATTGCCGTCAGCCTTTCCTCCGTACTCTTGCCCGTATCGCGGAATATCGTTTCCCACTCCGTCATTTGCTGGAGGTCATCTGCCCTTTGTAGGGATAGGGAATTGGTGCGCTCAAACACCTCATCCAGCACCTCGGCAAGCCTGCGCCCTGCTGCTGCCGCTTCCGTTGCTCCCCGTATGAAATCCTTAAAATCTGCGGATGCTATGGCTTTGGTAAAGTAATCCCAGCCGGATTTCCACGCCGCTACCTCGCGGGCAAGGGCATCCCCGCTCGCTTGCGTAGAGCGACTAACATTAATAAACACATCCGCCGCCTTTCGGAAAAGAGCAATCGCGCCCACTATTCCCGCAGTTAAGCCCGCAAGCCCTTTTTTGATTGTATTCCAATAGTTACCGACATTCCTCTGCCAGTTACCGATAGAGTGGTCTAAACCATTTAGTTGCGCTTTAACTTTGTTAATCTCCCGCCCCAGTTCGTTGCGTTTTGCTTCGTTTCCTGTGGCTTTCCATTCCTCTTTCAATTTAGCGAGTTGAACGGATAGGGCGTTGTAACTATTCCCCACCGCCTTATTGCTTTGTATCACCTGTTGCGCGGTGCGGCTGGCGGCTTCCTGCTCCTTTTTCTGCGCTTGAATTTCCTTGACGGATAGCCGCATAACGCGGTTATACTCCGTCTGCGCGGCTTTTAATTCCGCAGTCCTTTGCTGGTATGCCTCCGTACCTGTTTGGTGTTCCTCCCGCATTCGCACCAACGCGGCGCGGCAGGCGTTTATCTCGCCCTGTAATTCGCGGAGACTTGCCGCAGCCTGCCGTATATCTATCTCAATTATCTGCTTCGTTTCTATGTTTGCCATATCCCGTTAGTTTTGTCCGTTAGTATATGCGCCCTTATCCAGCACCCGCACGAAAGTACACTCGCACGGCTGGGGGTTATTCCAGCAATAATCCGTCATCTTCTCCAGCACCCACCAGCACCCGTCAAACCAATAGAAATTGCGGAACAAGTCCTGCCCTATCTGGTAGCCCCGCCAGTCCACGCGGGCGGTTACGCGGTGCGCGTCTGCATTGTACCTATCCGCTATATACGCAGCCCAACGCCGTGCGTAGATGCTCTTGCCCTCATCATAGTTCATCTTCGGCATATCTATTTGGCGCGGTGTTCCCATATCCAGCGAATCATCAATAGCACCGCCCCAACTGCGGAGGAAGTGGTAACTGATAAAATGCGGTACGGATAGGTGCGGCGTGTCATCCAAGCAAGGAATCCAGCACGGAACGCCCTCGTTCTTATTCAGCATCTCGTTAGCATCATCCGTTAGGTGTGCATACTCCCTCGCCATTCCGTCAAAGAACAGGAGAATGCCCGCGCCATCCCCACTCGCTGCGCTGCCGTCTGCGTTCTCCAACTGCAAGCGGAAGAATCCGTCATAGCCTGGCGCACCCATTTCGGAATAGGCGTTTATGCTGGATAGGGCTGGCTCTGCGCCTACGGGGAGGATTTCGTGTTCCACCGCATCCCCGTCCGGCTCATCATCTACCTCGCCCCAAAGGGTGTATTTCGCGCCGTTGTCAAGGAGCGCGGAGGGCAGGATGCCCGTGCCGAGGTTGCCGCTTTCAAGGAGGTAGTAATAACGGGAGTAAGCCAGCCCCGTAACGCCCGCCACGAAGCCCACGCCCTCCAGCACCTCCAGAGTGTCCGCGTTGAACGGGCTGCCCGTATTCACTCGCTGCGCTCCGTATTGCGCCCCGTATTTCGCTGCGTATCGTTCCGCAAATGCGCCGAGGGCTTGCTGGTGCGAGAAATTCAGCCACTTGGCCTCTATGCCGTTAGGCACTACGCGCACGGGCTGGGAACGGTCTATGCGCTGGGATAGGTCTATATCCGCGCCACCTCCGTAGAACGCATCGCGCTCCACCAACGAAACCACCTTGCCGATAGCATCGTAGCGCAGCACCAGCCCGAAGGTCTTGACAAAGGAGAGCAAGATTTCCGCAGGGCTTGCCGTGCCGCCGAGCAACGCCTGTTTCGTGATATGCGCCCCTGTGCGCGGCCTGCTCAAATCCTCTGCGGAATAGGTGGCGGTGGCGGCGGTTACATCTGCCGCATCCAGCCGCTCCCGCGCCTCTGCGTAGCCGTATTCCGTACCTGCCGAAAGACGGGTAACAAGGTAGTCCGTACCCGTCCAAGTGCCGCCGACAATAGCCACGCCGTAGTGGTGGATGCCGTAGCCCTCAATAGTGAGTTGCATAAAATCGGTAAGCACTATGCTCCCGGCGGCGTTCATCATCCCCTGTTCCTGCACCACTATCTCCGCAGGGTTAAACGCGCCCAGTATGGAGTTCGCTACCGCCGTAGGGCTGGAGCTGGTGTTCGTGGGGAGTACCTGCGCGACTGCGGCGGGGTCTGCGCCGTGATAGGTGCTGCACAGGCACAGGATTTTCCCGCGCTTCACCACATTGTTGCTGCTATCGTAGCCGATTAGACGGAGGAAGATATAACTACCCTCATCTATCCACGCATAAGGATAGGCATTATCTGCGGGTAGGTCTATCCCCAGTTTCATATTTACGGCTGCGCTTACCTTTCCCGCCGTAGGCATCGCGGGCGTGGGGTTGATAGGTGCAAGCACATTGCCCGCGCCTATATGGTCTATCTCGGTATCATACCACGATAGCACCATAGCCCCGCCCTTTTCCGTCAGCCCCTCTGCGGAGAGCATCGGCAAGGTCATCCAAGTATATGCAAACCACTCATTCGCTATCGCGCTCCAATCAAAGGTATAGCCGTTCTGCCGCGCCTCATCCTCCAGCGCCACGAACAGGGCGCGGAGGTTAAAGACGGGGCGTTGTAGATAGGAACGGAGGTCGCGCACATCCCATTCGCCCTGCTCCTTGCTGAACTGCGCCAGCGCGTATTCCACGCCGCCGATAGTGATGCCGCATTCCGTCGCTCCCGGAGGAATAGGGCAGCCGTGCGCTGCACCCACAGGAACAAGCCCTTTGTCGCAGTCAAAATCGGTAGGTCTGCCGTTGTGCATCGGCGCGAAATTCACTATGTCATACGGGTCGGCAATAGTCGCGGGAGCGGTGGCAATCCTATCCCAAGCATCCTGCACTATCTCGGCATCTATATTAAACGAAAGCCCAGCATCCAGCGCACCCCAAGTCAGCGAGGCGAGGGATTTCTTGCTGCCGTCCGTGCCGTACATAAGCCCATAGAGGAACGAGCCAAGCCCGCCGAATAGATGCAGGGTGTACCCTTCTGCGGATATGCTTTCCAATTTCACATAGCCAGCCTCCAGCACCTCATCCCCGTTGTCGCGTATCTGGAACGGCACACGGGCGAGGGCATCAAAGCCGTCTGCCGTGCCGCGCACCTTATCCGTCTGCATCCACGCGCCGAAGATGCCCGCGTTGCGCTGGGTAGGCGGCAGCACCACCTCCTTGCTATATGCGTTCTGCACTATCGCGGGAGCATCCAAATCCCCCTGCCCGTAGGTAAAGAGCAACAGGCCGTCAGCATTGCTGCCGAGGTCTGCCTCCTGTCCGTTTATCAATAGCCGTATTGCCATAGTTAATTCTGCTGAAAAATGCGATAGCGGAGTTTATAGCCTAAATCTATATAATTACTTATCTTTTCGCTATAAGTGCGGGAAATCGCGTTTATATGCGTTTATTCGCGGCGCATTACCTGCGCGGTGGTCGCGGCGAGTTTCCAGTCAAGGCGTTTATGCCCGTTGGCAAAGGTACGCGCCACGCACTCGCTATCCGTCAGCACCAACGGCGTGAGGGTGTCCGCGATTAGGTCGCAGAGGTACACCTCCGCGCTGCCGACAAGGTGGTGCATCCTGCTGGCGGCTTCATCCGTCAAGGCGTTAAGGCGCAGCTCCCAGCCCTCTACCACTCCGTTGCGGTAGTTCTGGATTGCCCGCGCTCCCTGTACGGAGTTATCCACATTGCGGGTTATCGTGCTGCGGGCGTAGGTTTCGCCTTTCTGCACTCCGTCCAGCAGGATGCTATCCATACCGCCGTAGGCGTTGCGGTAATAAAGCGCGTACCGCTTGCACTCCTGCATTACGGCATAATCCGCGATTACGATAGTGGAATCTGCTGCGTAGAGCAACTCTACCCGCACAAGGTTGTTATACAGGCCGAGATACAGGGCGGCATAGCCCGCCACATTGTAATCCCCCGGAGTGATTGCGAAATCGTTATTGAAATCGCTATTGAAATCCGCAGCACGAAAAAGGTCTTGCTGGATTGTCTGCGTAGTGCCGTCCGCATAGGTAAGCCGCCAATCCACCTGCTGGGCATCATACCAGTCCAGCACGGAGGCAACCAGCCATTGATTAGGCGCGGCAACGGCACGGATAGGATGCGATAAGCCCATAGCCTCTATGTCAAAGGCGTGGTCATAACTCCAGTTGGCGTAGATACCCCAATAGTCTGCCGCCAGCCAATCCCCGCTATCCCAATAGTCAATAGCGAAATAACGCCCCATAAGTTGCGAGTGCCACGCCCCGCCCGTAGTGTCTTGGAAAGGTGCGGACAGGTACGCCGCCGCCACCTCATTCGGGCTTATCCAAATATTCTGCGTGTTGCCGGGTGCTGCGCTCGCTATCCCTTCGTGGATTACCCGCCCTTTATACGGGTCGGTAGCATCCCCCTCCGTGTCGGCTACGCGGATGCGGTAGCGCACGGAATCCCCAGCGAGGTGCATTTCGTGCTTTATGTCATAGTTCAGCCGTTTCCAAATCGGTCGCCAAGTTGCCATATCTTCATAGATTGTTTCCCGTAAATATCAAAAAGGGCTGCGTTGTCCGTAGCCCCTTTCCCTTACTGACCGCTCCCCGCGAGCAACCATATCTGCGCCTGTGTCATCGCGCCTATATCCGCGCTTATCGCATCGCATATCATAGGCAGGTAACGGGCGTTGATAGCATCTACCGCCCGCTCCAAATCGTGCGTGCCTTTCGTTCCCTCCCGCGCAATCTTCGCCCGTACCGCATACGCGAAACTCGCTGGCGTGGGGAACTCCTTGCTGGGGGTGGGTATGCCCGCCTTGCGCTTCGCCCACTCAATAAGCGGAGCAATCGGCGCAAAGTGCGGGCGCGTATCGTACTCCACATATTTCCAGTAATCCGCCAGCCGCAGATTGACGGACACCACGCCCTGCGTATCGTTCACCACCTCTGTGCTTACATTGTCTATGAGGGTAGAGGGGGATAGGGTGGTGTGCCTGTTCCCCCGCATATTCTCCCTGTACGCGGCCACTACCCGCTCCGCATACTCGCGCAGCACCCGCTCCGTCTGCGGGAAATGCTGGTAATTCGTGCTGAAATCTATGTCCATATCCGTGTTAGTGTTTACGCAGCCACTCCCTGTGCTGCCGTTCTTCCTCCGCTATCTTGTCATTCCTGTATGCCAGTATATTGCAGAACGCCACTACGGGCATATCGGTTGCAGCATCCCAACTGCATCGGGCAGTTCCAGATACCGCATCAATGCACGAAATCCACCCCCACTTGTCCGCAAATCCGCCGCCGCCCTCCGCATCTGCCTCCGCATCTGCCTCCGCTCCCTCCTGCTCCCCGTCTTGCTCATCATCCGTTCCAAAGAGGGTAGGGTATCCGTCAATGATGCCGCGCACAAGGTCAAAAAAAAAGCCCGCAAAGCCACCGCATCCAGCACGCACAACTCCGCCGCGATTGCCTCCTGCACCTCGCCTATATCGTACCCGCTCCCGTAGGTCTTTCCCTCCGGCACAAGCACCACCGAGAGCAACTGCGACCAACGCCGCCCCCCGTCTTTCTGCCCCGCTATCTCGTTCCAGTCTATGAATTGCCCCGCCGTCATCCGCTCCCGTTTGAGGGTGGGGAGGTAGCGCACCCCGCGCAGGGTGTACGCCTCCCGTACCGCGTGGGGCTGGGGGTACACCAGCACGAAAGCCGCCGCCTCGTTCTGCTGCGCGAAATCCCCCAACGGCTCATCCAGCAACGCATCTACCGACAAGCCCGTCAGCGCGGACAGGAGTTCCAGTTGCTTGTCATTATCACTCGCCCCGCTATCCTCCAGCGCGGCCATTATCCGCTCATATACCCCTACGGGCATTTGTTCGTAACTTGTTATCATATCCTAATATCCAAATCCAAAGGTATATTGCCCTGCCGTTGCGTACTGCGTTAGGTAGGTAATCATCCCGTAGCGGGCGGCATCCATAGCGTGGTCTCCGAAAGGCTGCGGCTCGTTCAGCCACTTGCCGTCCTTGTCCTGCATCCAGCAATAGGCGCGGGCTTCTTTTATCGTATCTATGCTGCACTTCGTTATATGCAAGCGGTAGCCCCGCATCATTTGCAGTTGCTCCGCTTTCCGCGTGGCTTTGTAGCACGGCAGGATATTCCACCCGTAGCCAGCCAGCTCCGCGATTGTTTTCGGCTCGGCGCAGTCCGCGAATATCATTGTGCTGCGCTTCGGCACTCCCGCCGCCTCCATTTCCCGCGCCATATCACTATTCAGCATACCGCGCTTGTAGAATATCTCATCCAGCCACGCCTCCTTTCTGCCCGTGTCCAAAAGGATGCGGATTAGGGTGCTGGGGTCATTCGTAAAGCCAAAGTCCATTCCGTACACCTCCCGCAGCCCTGCCGTATCCGGCATCGTGTCGCAGAGGTCAAAGTCGGGGAATATCAGCCCCTCCAACTGCCCGACCTTGCCCTCGCCATATACGCGCCACCAGTTAGCATCGTTCTTGTTGCTCTCAATCTCCGCGACCTGTTCCGCCGTCAGGTAGTCATTGTCTTTGTAGGTGGAGTGGATGCTGCGGCAATTCTCGCGGGGGGCTATGTTTTCGTGTACCCAGAAAGTATGCGTAGGGTTATAGTCAAAGATTGCGAAAAGACGGGTACGGACAAGGAGCTGCCGCGCCGTGTCATAGTCAAGGTGGTTGGCCTCGTTTATGAACAGGATATCACGGGCAGGGCCGTGTACCTTTCCCGGCTGGTCTGCGGAGAAGAACTCTATGATGCTGCCGCTTGGAAAGGTGTAGATGCTCTCGCTTTTGTTCCACGCATTGTCATCCCATTCATCCGCGAGGATTGCCTTGAAATCACGGATAGCACCCCTTTTGAGGTGCGGCATCGTTTCGCTGACTACGGAAATCAGCAAGTCCCGCGAGCCTTTCGCTATCTCGCACAGGACTTGCAGGGTGCTGAAAGTCTTGCCGCTTCGCGTACCGCCCGCGTTATCCACATAACGCACGGACGGGTCTGCCAGCGCATCCCGCAGCGCATAATATACCCGTGTCTTGCTCTCTATCATTTCCCGCCGTTCTTCCTTGCCGCGACACTATCCAGCAAGCCCTGTATCTTCGCCGCATCTTCCGCATCCTTCGCCACGATTGGCGCAACGCCTTTGAGGTTGATTGTCTGCTCGCTCTCTCCCAGCACATCCGCGAGGATTTTAAGGTCGCGTATATCCCCCTCATCGTACAGGCGTTTAACCACCTTTGCCACGATAAGTTCCTGCCTTGTAAGCCCCTGTTCGTTGGCTTTCTCCGCAAGGACAAGGCGGAGCGCATCCGCTATGGTCTTGCGCTCCCTGCGGGCAGCACCAGAGGCAA